TTTGTTCCTAACCATATTGCTGAGTCATTCTTTGCCTCAGTATATCCTACTATCACTTCTGGTAAAAACACCAAAGTCATAATGGTTTCAACCCCTCACGGGATGAACCATTTTTATAGGTATTGGCATGATGCCGAAAGAGGAAAGAACGAATATATTCCAACAGATGTTCACTGGTCTGAAGTGCCAGGTAGAGATGGTGTTTGGAAACAACAAACAATTGCAAACACATCAGAACAACAGTTCAAAGTCGAGTTTGAATGTGAATTTCTTGGATCAATTAATACTTTAATAAGTCCTGCCATATTAAGAAATATGGTATATGACTCTCCAATCACAAAGAATGCAGGATTAGATATTTACGAAAATCCAATAAAAGATCATAATTACATACTCACAGTTGACGTTGCAAGAGGACTTGGAAATGATTATTCCGCATTTATAGTTTTTGATGTAACACAATTTCCTTATAAGGTTGTAGCAAAATATCGAAATAATGAAGTAAAACCAATGTTGTTTCCAAATGTGATATTAGATGTTGCAAAAGGATATAATAATGCATACTTATTAGTTGAAGTAAATGATATTGGTGACCAAGTTGCAAGTATCCTTCAATATGATTTGGAATATGAAAACTTACTTATGGCATCTATGAGAGGGAGAGCAGGGCAAGTTGTTGGGCAAGGATTTTCGGGAAAGAAAACTCAATTAGGTGTTAGAACTACTTCAGCAGTTAAAAAACTAGGTTGTAGTAATTTAAAAACTATGATTGAAGATAGTAAGTTATTAACTTGCGATTACGAAATTATATCAGAATTAACCACGTTTGCCCAAAAACATAATTCATTTGAAGCAGAAGAAGGATGTAATGATGACTTAGCAATGTGTTTAGTATTATTTGCATGGTTGGTCGCACAAGATTATTTTAAAGAAATGACTGATAATGATATAAGAAAAAGAATATATGAAGAGCAAAGAAATCAAATAGAACAAGATATGGCACCTTTCGGGTTTATTAATGATGGGTTAGAGGATAGTGTTACTATAGATTCAAATGGTGATAGATGGTACGCAGATGAATATGGTGATAGATCTTATATGTGGGATTATCAATGAATAAAAAATATGAGTTCAATTTTTTATATATTTGGTTGTATAAAGATAATACGATTGGACGCACATTTTTAAAATTTAAAATATGATATGGAATTTGATGAACAAATAGAATTAGAACATTTATTATTCTCCGAAAGAAAATGTAGAGTGTGTGGTAATATCAAAAATTTAATAGAAGATTTTTATTTGACAAGAAAATATAAAGGAACTTTACCTTCAGCATATTCATACGAATGTAAAACGTGTACTGTACATAGAATTACAAAAAGAAGAAAGACTAGGTTTAGAGGTGAAGATATATATCCAGATTGGTGATGTTCACGCATTGTTTCCCCATCGTAAATACCCTTTTACATAAATATTTTTAGATAATTTTGGATAACGAGGAGTAAGGGATGGCCTTAAATTTAGCATCTCCAGGTATTCTTATACGAGAGGTTGATCTAACGATTGGAAGAATCGATGGAACAACTGGTAAAGTTGCAGGAATCGTAGGACCTTTTGCAAAAGGACCAGTCGATAATGCAACTCCGATTACTGGAGAAAATGATTTATTTGACCAATTTGGTCAACCATATGATACAGATAAACAATATGAAACATGGATGGTTGCATCCTCATACTTAGCGTATGGAGGAAGTTTAAGTGTAATCAGAGCAGATGATGCTGAACTTAAAAATGGATTTGTTGGATCTGGTACAAGTTTAAAAATTAAAAGCACTGAGCATTATCAGGAATTAGGTTATCAAGAAAATGCTTTAAGCACTGCAACATTAGCAGCAAGAAATCCTGGTACTTGGTCAAATGGAATTAAAGTTGCTATTATTGATGGCATAGCTGATCAAATACTAGATCTAAGTGCGGTTGGTATAGCTACCACAGTAACAGCTGGTGTTGGTATAACACAAACAGTTCCTGCAAGCACAGTTGTATCAGGAGCTGGTGGAACTAGTTTATTAGATGGTTATTTCAAAGGAATTGTTACTCAAAAAGGACCTAATACCTCTGCAGGACTTGGTACTGATCAAATTTCAGTTAAATTTATATCACATGTGTCTGCTGCAGGAACTGAAACATCAAAAGATTTCAACAGTATCTACAAATTTGCTACTGATGCTGCTGCTCAAACTGAAGTTTCTACTGGTGGTACTATAACTGTAACTGGAACAAGAGATTGGTTTGATCAGCAAACCTATGATGTTACTACTGCTTCAGTTGGAGGAGGAACAACAACTGTAACTGCTAAATGGAACGCAATTGCCGAAAAACCAAGCACATCAGACTATGTTTCTGAAAGAGGTGGTAGATTTGATGAAGTTCATGTTGTAGTCATTGACGCAAAAGGAACTATTTCAGGAAATGCAGGAACAGTATTAGAGAAACATCTTAACCTATCAAAGGCAAAAGATGCAATGTTCTCTGTAGGATCTCCATCTTACTGGAGAAAATATCTTTATACTAATTCAGAAAACATTTTTGGTCTTGGTGGTTCTATAATAGGTATTACAACAACTGGATTTGCTGGTGCCAACTTCACTGAATTTGGTGATGGTGGTTGGGATCAAGATGCTGAAGGAATTGTGTTTAATAGTTGTGGAAAAACAAACTTAGAAATTACAAAAGGAACTAATTATGGTGGTATTTCTACCATAACATCAACTGGAGCACTTGATTCTGGTTTAGGTGATCTAATTGCAGGATATCAAAAGTTTGAAAGTGACACAGTAGATAATGTAGATTTCTTATTGATGGGTTCTGGTAAATATGGTCAGGACAGTACAAGACAGTTAGCTACTACACTTATCAGTGTTGCAGAACTTAGAAAGGATGCAGTTGCATTCATATCTCCAGCAAGAGATCGTATCATATCAGATACTACAGATGATACTGCAGTCACAATTCTTGATGATGAAACTATAACAACAAACGTTGTTAATTTTTATGACACAATAACATCATCTACCTTCGCAGTATTTGACAGTGGGTACAAATACATGTATGATAGGTTTAATGAAGTGTTCCGTTACGTTCCATTAAATGGTGACATCGCAGGAACATGTGCAAGAAATGACATTAACGATTTCCCTTGGTTCTCACCAGCAGGTACAGACAGAGGAGCAATCTTAAATGCAGTTAAACTTCCATATAATCCAACCAGATTACAGAGAGATAAACTTTATTCAAATCGAATAAATCCAGTTATCAACTCACCTGGTGCAGGAATTATATTATTCGGTGATAAAACTGGTTTCGCAAAAGCATCTGCATTCGATAGAATCAATGTTCGTAGACTGTTCATCTATCTTGAAAATGGTATTGCAGCAGCTGCAAAAGACCAATTGTTTGAATTTAACGATGAAATCACAAGGGCAAACTTTGTGAACATTGTTGAACCTTTCCTAAGAGATGTTCAATCCAAGAGAGGTATTCAAGATTATGTTGTTGTTTGTGATGAAACAAATAACACAGCTTCTGTTATAGATAATAACGAGTTCATAGCAGACATCTTTGTCAAACCAGCAAGGTCAATTAACTTCATTGGTCTTACATTCGTTGCCACTCGATCTGGTGTATCGTTTGAAGAAGTTATCGGTTCCGTTTAATTAATTTAGAGGTTTAAAACAATGCCTTCACGTCAACAAATCAACAATATTCCACTAAGGAAAATTAGTGATTTCAAAAGTAGATTGTCTGGTGGTGGTGCTAGACCAAACCTCTTCGAGGTAGAGTTAGCATTCCCAGATGCGGTTGCAATCGCAAACGATGTCTTACAGAAATCTAGATTTTTAGTTAAAGCAGCAGCACTTCCTGCTTCAACAATTGCTCCAGTAGAAATACCCTTCAGAGGTCGTATTTTAAAAGTTGCTGGAGACAGAACATTCGAAACATGGACTATCACAGTCATTAACGATTCAGATTTTGTTATCAGATCTGCGATGGAAAAATGGATGAATGTAATTAACAAACTAGAAGATGCCACAGGATTAACTGATCCAGACGAGTATCATAAAGATGCTTTTGTTCATCAGTTGGATCGTGATGGTTCAATTCTACGTTCGTATAAATTCTGGGATATTTTCCCAACTAATATTTCCACAATTGACCTAAACTATGAGACAACAGACACTATCGAACAGTTTGATGTCGAAATGCAGGTTCACTGGTGGGAAGCATTTAAGGGAACTAGCTCTCAAGCTGGTGGTGAAAATATCAGATAAATAGTAAAATACTAGTACAATTATAATATGGCACGGCTATTTGGGTTTTCTCTTGAGGATAACGAAAAAAAACCACCGTCGATAGTTTCACCCGTTCCTGAGAACAATCAGGACGGGTCTGACTATTATATACAGAGTGGATTTTATGGTTCTTATGTTGACATAGAAGGCGTATATCGAAACGAATTCGATTTAATTAAAAGATATAGAGAGATGGCACTTCATCCAGAGGTTGATGGTGCAATTGAAGATATTGTTAATGAAGCAATCGTAAGTGATCTATATGACTCACCTGTAGAAATAGAATTATCTAATTTAAATGCAAGTGATAAATTAAAAAAAATAATTAGAGAAGAATTTAAATATCTCAAAGAAATATTAGATTTTGATCGAAAGGCTCATGAAATATTTCGTAATTGGTATGTTGATGGTAAATTATGTTATCTCAAAGTTATTGATCAGAAAAAACCACAAGAAGGTATTCAAGATTTAAGATATATTGATTCACTTAAAATCAAATATATTCGTAAAGAACAGAAAACAAATAGAAACGATTATATTAATGTAAATCGAAATGATAATCAAGATCCTTCAACTCTAAATCCTAAGATTGATGAGTACTTCATTTATACACCAGCACCTGCATATCCATCAAATCTTGCAACTGGTGGTGGTGGAAGTAAAGGAATTAAAATTGCAAAAGATTCAATTACATATTGTACGTCAGGATTGATTGATAGAAATAAGGGAAATATTCTGTCATATATGCATAAAGCAATTAAAGGTTTAAATCAATTACGTATGATTGAGGATAGTCTTGTAATCTATCGTTTGTCAAGAGCACCAGAAAGAAGAATATTTTATATTGATGTTGGAAATCTCCCAAAGATGAAGGCAGAGCAATATCTAAAAGAAGTAATGTATCGTTATCGTAATAAGTTAACTTACAATGCACAAACTGGTGAAGTCAGAGATGATCGTAAGTTCATGTCAATGATGGAAGACTTCTGGTTACCACGTAGAGAAGGTGGAAGAGGAACTGAAATTACAACTCTACCTGGCGGACAAAACTTAGGTGAATTATCAGATATTGAGTACTTCCAAAAGAAACTTTATAGATCATTGAATGTTCCTGAGTCAAGAATTGCATCCGATGGTGGATTTAACTTAGGTCGTTCATCTGAAATTTTAAGAGATGAACTTAAGTTTGCAAAGTTTGTTGGACGTTTGAGAAAGAGATTTGCTCAGATGTTCAATGATATGTTAAAGACTCAGTTGATTCTTAAAAATATAATTACACCCGACGATTGGGAAAGTATTAGAGAACATATTCAATACGATTTCTTATATGATAATCAGTTTGCAGAACTTAAAGAATCTGAGTTAATGAATGAAAGACTTGGAACTCTTGCAACAATTGAACCTTATATTGGTAAGTTTTATTCAAATGATTTTGTAAGAAGAAAAGTATTACGTCAAACTGATGCAGAGATCATTGAGATTGATGAACAAATCGAACAAGAAATTAAAGATGGTATAATACCAGATCCAAGTGCGATTGATCCAATTACAGGAGAACCACTTGAAGGTGGTGGAGATTTAGGTGATGTTCCGATGGACTCAGAAATTGATGGTGGGATCACTGATGCACAGTTGGGAAAAGATACTAAATCAGCAGAAATCTAATGAAAATACTATCTCAAGAATCAAATATAGGTATAGCAACTACAGTTAGTAGTGCGACTGCAGTTAGACTTTATAATAGTGATTCAAGTGCAGGAATCGTAACCCGTACTGATAATAGTAATTCCACTATTGGTAATTTTACTGTTCCAGCTGGGGAAGTATTATATCTTCAGAAAAAATCTACTGATAAATTAATAGCACCATCCACAGTTTTAGCATCAAAAGTTGCTTATAGTCACATGATGTCTTATTCTTCATACTCTTCTGGAGGAGGTGGAATAGTTACTAATAACTTATACCTACACTTAGATGCTAGTAATAGTAGTTCATATTCTGGTAGTGGAACTGCATGGAATGACTTAAGTGGTAATAGTAATAATGTAACATTAGTAAATGGTGCTACCTATAGTTCAAATGATGGTGGATATCTTGATTTTGACGGAACTAATGATTATATAAATGCCAATACTGCTTTA